TCAGGAAGCCAGCGGATTGAGGCGCAGTGCGTCTTCCAGATGGTTGGGGCTGAAGTGGGCGTAACGCATGGTCATCTTAATATCGGTGTGGCCGAGGATGCGTTGCAGTACCAGAATGTTGCCGCCGTTCATCATAAAGTGGCTGGCGAATGTGTGACGCAGAACGTGGGAGCACTGGCCAGCAGGCAACACAATATCAGCCCGTTCCATCGCTTTCCTGAATGCGTTATAGCAACCACTGAATAATCGCCCGTTATTTTTGGGAAGTGCGTTGTACAGCGTTTCGCTGATCGGCACGGTACGGTTGCGCTTGCCTTTGGTTTTGGTAAACGTCACGCGGTAGGGTGAGAGCTGGAAGCGGGTTAACTCCTCTGCTTCTGACCAACGCGCACCGGTAGATAGACACAGCTTAACAATCAATAACAGGTCTTTGGCCTTGCTGGCTTCGCATTCGTGCAGCAGCCTGGCGATCTGGTCTTTTTGCAGGAATGCCATTTCACTTTCAGAGGTTTTGTAAGGCCTAACGCTTTCTAATGGATTCGCTGCGTTCCATTCACCCAGCCGCGCCAGTTCATTGAACAATGCCCGAAAGTACGACAATTCACGGTTAACGGTTGTCGGACTGATTTTGGCTTCACGGCCATTGTGGGATATTTCGCCGTTAAGCCGCTTTTCACGATAAACGGAAAAGTCACGAGCGGTGAAGTCGGTTCCTACGGGATCGCCTAATGACGCGGCGGCACAGTCCAGAATACTCTTTCTACCTTCACCGTCGTTCAGCGTGATGCCGTGGGCGCGATACCACACGTCGATCAGGTCAGACAGCTTGCGAGTGTCGCGCTTCTCTGCCGTCCACGGTTTGTTTTCCGCTTGTTCCATTGTGAACCGCTCAAAGGCGACGGCTTCCCCTTTGGTGGCAAATTGCTTGCGCACACGCTTACCTTCACGTCCGTGCGGGTAGCACTCACAGATCCATTTTCCCGATGTTTGTTTACGAACTGCCATACGCTCCCCTGTTAACTGAGGGGCGTATTTTTACTGTATATAAAAACAGTGGTCAATGTTTGTTTGTCAAAGAATATACATTATATAATTTTAATTTAAATGATAAATTTTATTTTTTTATATTTCAGTATATAGACAAATAGGATCAACAATAAATTCACCTTCAGTAGGTTCGTTAAATATTTGCTCTATACCATATGTTGCGTGAGTCATATTTTTTAAAGACTGTCTAAAATCATCTTTTGCAGTTTCTGGTTCAGGATTTCTATCACATTTATGCTGTGTTAGTATTCCTAACATAGTAAAATCACAGCATGTTTGTCGAGAATATCTACGTATAAAAGTGTCTATTTTTTGCCTAAAGAAATTCCTTTGAAGATAGGATGTTATAGTTATTTTACCGATATTTTGATTTATTTCTATATCATCACCGCAACCAAATTTAATAAACTCGGCTAAGTCGTTATAATATTTCTGATCTATTTTTGATAATTTATCCTTACTTTCTTGCAACAATTTTTTCTTTTTGATATTAAATTCTGAAATTGCTTTTTTATCTGAGCTTTCAATGTGAGATAACATCTCATCAATTGCGGAAATTTTAGCGCTTAGACCGAAGTTATCTACCCGACTCATGTGATCTTTAAGGTTCGTAAGTAAATCATTGAGCATGATGGGATCTATAATCGATATTTTTCCAGAGGATTTTATAATTCTAGTTCCACATAAATTAGATAGCTTTGAATCAGGCGTTTTTAATAATTCCTCTACACTAATTATTTTATTTCTTATATCCGGTGATTCTTCAAATCTAGAGTAGTCAAAGTCATGAGGACTAGTTCGTCTTTGGAGAGACATTTTTTCAGTTAAAGTATTACTATTTTCTAGTTTATCTAATAAACTACCATTGATTTTATTGATCTCTTCCTGTCCATGTGATTCGGATAGAATAGATTCAAGTTGTATTCCTTCGAAGAGTTGGGAACTCAATGAATACATTTTCTCATGATCTAAATATATGATATTTCTGATTTTATTATTCATTTTTACACCTTGCAGGCATTGCTGTGTGATTCAATTTTTTTTATAGAATCTAAAACTGATTTTACTTTTGTTATTTTATCAGCGCTATCAGTTAATCGTGATTCATCACATAATATAACTTCGATGGATTTAAGTTCGTTTAATAACAAAGCTAATTCCTGTTCATTATCTTTTAATGTTTTTTCCTGCTGCAAAATATAAGTCTTATATAAAGGCTCGGAGAATTTAATGTTATTTATTATTCTCATTTTATGTACTCTGTTTATGTACTCATCATTCATTTTTTCTTTTATTGAATTATATTCATTAATCGATTTTTTAAAGGATTTTTTTGCTTTTAAATAAGCATAAATGGATATTAACACCCCAATCAATGCACCTGAAATTCCAGCAATGTTTATTATATTAATGAGTAGCTGCATGGTTATGCTCCTTTTACATCCAAGTTACTATTTTCCAGTATAGCATTTGATATGAAACTTGTAATGGTGGAAAATAAACAGATAGTCATAAGTAAATATGTTGATGATGATATATCTACAGATTCTGAAAAATTTTCTCCTAAAATAGGAATTAGAGAAAAAACTCCAGATGAAAAAATTAAAATAATAGATGATATGTTTAGCGTTGTTTTTGTTTTTGCCGATTCGTGAGACAACTTTTCAGTTGCCCCTATTGTTGATACTTGCATAATAAATGCGAAAGCGACTAGATCTGGAATGGTAATTATTTCAAATTTCATATTAGTAGCAATACTAAGTAATGTTCTAAATATAAACGGAATTAATGCTATGATTAGTGTGTAACCTAACCAATTTGTCATTTTTATGCTCATATCACTCTCATTAGAGGGAATGCCTCATCATCCTTGTTTTAACAAAGTCACATTCATAATTATTTTTGAAACCACACCAATCTCATCAATCCCGCAATCAAACGCCATACCAACCCCGCTAACGCGCACTTTGCCCACAGGGATACGGGTTAGATCACGGACGCTGGTTTTACCTTCAATCTCAACCAGCCACTTGCCGTCTGTTACGTCATCAAACTTGCGATCGGCAATGTAGGTCACATCGCCATCAACGATAACAATCGGATCTTGCAGACCATCGGGCAGGAATGCTTTATCAAACATGTAATAGTTTGAGTCGTGTAGTTTTCCATTCAGCAGCTTCTTGCGGGGAATGCTAACGACGTCGTTTTTTCCGTCGTCGTACATTGGCCCTTCGCCTGTTGCCAACCAACGCAAGGATACACCAGTTTCAAACACTCCCTGAATGACCCAGTCAGCAGGGAATGAATCCCTCATGTATCTGTTGGCCAGAGTACTTTTTGAAATACCAAGATGATCGCATAAAGCCTGACGATTTTTAAAGCCATATGCTTCGACTAGGCGCTCGATGGCTCCTTTCCCTCCAGTCAAAAAATTCATAATGATCACCAAAAGTGTACTTTTGCGTTGACTAGACACAAAATTAATCGTAAATTTCATCTGTACACAAAATGTGTACTTATACAGGCAAATATAACTTAACTAGGAATCATGCCTTATGAGCACGAACATTACAATTTCAATTCCTGAGCCGTACATCACGCTTGAAGAGTATTGCCGCCGTACTGGCACCAAAGTAACCACGGCCAGAGCGATGGCTAATGATGGCCGTTTGCCCATCAAGAAAAAGACCTTAAAGCCAGGTAAATCCAAAGCTAACGGCCTGCTGGAAATCAACATGGTGGATCTGCTTCTGCGTGCAGTAAGTGAAAGCCACTACGCATCCGTGACCCTGAATCCCTGATTGCGATTTTGTTAAAGAGGACAGGTGCTTACCATGTTTGATTATGAAATCGCTGAACGCAGGGCAGAACTGGAGCGCGTTTGTCGTTTCTATTTCTGACGACGAGCTGGACGAGCTGCCCGCCGCCGAGGTTGCCAAAATCTGGGTGAAACGGGTGGAAAGTGCGCAGGCCGTCGCCAGCGTTGAAGGGGTTGTGCTAACGCTGGACGCAACAAAAGCCACGATTGCCGCTGCTGCCAGCCTGCGTACCACGCTGATTTCAAAATATGGCCGCTGGGTCTGGTTCATCCTGTCCGTCAGTGGCCTGCAAGCGGATGAAACGTGGTCAGCGTACCTCGCACGTTTAGCCGATTTACAGCGCGGTGACGCGGTGCCATCGGTGCAACTGGTGCCGAATCTGTGGGGCAGCGAAGCGGGGGTATTGGCGGGGCGTCTGTGTAGCCGTGCTGTGACCGTCGCTGATAGCCCAGCGCGAGTGCGCACAGGGCCGTTAGTGGGGATGGGCACCGTATTGCCCGTTGATAGTGATGATATTCCGCTAGAACTGGCGACCTTGCAGGCACTGGAGGCCATCCGCTACAGCGTCCCGATGTGGTATCCGGATTATGACGGTATTTACTGGGCTGACGGGAGAACGCTGGACGTTGAGGGCGGCGATTATCAGGTTATCGAACACCTGCGCATTGTGGACAAAATCGCGCGGCGTGTTCGTCTCCAGGCTATCGCAAAAATTGCCGACCGTTCAATGAATAGCACGCCAGGCAGCATCGCCGCACATCAGACATTTTTTGCGCGTCACATGCGTGAAATGTCCCGCAGTAGCCAGATTAATAACGTCACGTTCCCAGGTGAAGTGCAATCCCCACGCGAGGGGGATGTGGTGATCGCATGGACATCATCGGTTGCCGTGGCGGTGTATCTCACGGTGCGGCCTTACGGCAGTCCGAAATCAATCACAGTGGGCATCATGTTAGATGCCACGTTGGAGGCATAACGATGACACAGCGAATCGGCGGGCAGTCGTTTGATATTTCGCTCGGTACGGAACTGGTACACGTCAAAACCGCGACATTGGATATCACGGATAACACCGCAGTATCACAAACGCGCGGCATTCCTGACGGTTTCGTTTCCGGTGATGTCGGTGCCGAGGGTGAGATGGAATTTGATACGAAGAATTTCAAAAAAATCACCGCACTGGCGCGTGTAGCAGGCAGTTACCGCGCGATCCCGACCTCCGATATTTTGTTCTACGCAAACACCGGCGATGAGGAATTCAAGGTTGAGGCGTTCGGGTGCAAGTTGGTGCTGACGGGGCCGGTTGCCTTCGAACCGAAGGGCGGGGAGACGGCGACGCATAAAGTGAAGTATCTGGTGACCAGCCCCGATTTTGTGCGTATCGACGGCGTGCCGGTACTGTCTGAAACGGATATTCGGGATCTCATTGGGTGAATTATGCAAAACGGTGAAACGTCATTTTTTACCAGTTTATTAGTTGTTGGCGCGGCTATCGGGTTGGGGAAGCTGTTGGTCAGTGAGGAACGGATCACGTTTCGCCTGTTAGTGGGCCGCATTATTTTAGGTTCGGCGGCGTCAATGGTCGCGGGTGTGGCCCTGATCCAGTTTCCTGAGCTGCCAGAACTGGCGGTGTTGGGATTGGCATCGGCGCTGGGGATCGCAGGATCAACGGCGATTGAAGCCATCATTGAACGCAAACTGAGAGCATCACGGGAGAATTCATGAGTTTAAGTGCAAAACAGGCCGCGTTCACAGTCATGGTCGCACGTCTGATTGCGTGGGCGTCAGAGAACGGCTATTCGCTGACGTTCGGCGAGGCGTATCGGACGCCGGCGCAAGCCGCTATTAACGCCAAATCGGGCGCAGGTATCAGTAATAGTCTGCATACCCAGCGTCTGGCCGTAGATTTTAATCTGTTTATTGATGGGGTGTATCAGTCAAAAACGGAAGCGTACACCCCGCTCGGCGAGTTTTGGGAGTCCATCGGCGGCGCATGGGGCGGGCGCTTTACCTCCCGTCCTGATGGCAACCATTTTAGCCTGGCGCACGGTGGCGTGCGCTGATGAAGCGGCTGCTGGCGTTAGCGGTGGTGGCATTTGTTGCGGGCTGGTATGTCAACAACTTGCAGCACGATAGCGAGGCGTTGCGCATCACCCGCGCGGCTAATGCCGCAGCCGATGGAACGCGTGCCAGGCTAGAGGACATCGCCGGTCAATCAGGGCGGGCGCTGGAGCAGAAATTACAGGAGCTACGCGCAAATGAACACACGCAAGATCGTGTCTTTCACACAGAAACCCTTAAACCTGTTTTTCTTAATGTGTGCGCTAGTGATGAGTATGTCCGGTTGTTCAACGACAGCGCAGAGCAGGCCGAACGTGCCTTATCAGGAAAATCTGTTAACCCGCTGCCCAGTGCAGTTCCCCCGCCTGGCGGGTAATACCGGTCAGGATTTTGACCAGGCGTTACGGGCGTACCGCACGCTATATAGCGAATGCGCCGCCAGACATAACCAACTGATAACTGACATTAATCAACGCAGAGAGATTGAACAATGAGCAAAGAAAATAACGTGATCACGCTGACCGTCAACGGTCGTGAACTGTCATTTGCGCCAACACTTGTGGCGTATAACAAGCTGTCAAACGAGGCGGCGCGTGATGGTGATGTCATCGGCACGATTGCCACCTACCTGAAACGTATCGTTACACCCGACACCCGCGACGCGCTGAATGAGTTGCTGCAACGGCCAGGAATCGGCACGCAGATCGCTAAAAAGGTTAATGAAATTTACGCGCCAGAGGTGGAGATCGAAGTAAAGGGATCACCGCGCTGATTGATGCCATCAGGGGCAATCAGCTTGAGCAGTATATGACGCTGCGGCGTCATTACCTGCCCCATGACGACGACGACGCAATGAGTCTGGCCCGCGCGGCGTGGCTGGCTGAGTATTTTCACGAATGCCAGATTAACAGTACCGCCGCAGGTATCGCTTTTGCGTTCAACGGCAGCAGGGAATAACGATGAGAGAGCTAGGCTTTTTATTGAGTCTGAAAAACCAACTGAGTGCCCCGCTGGGGCGGGCACAGCAATCCGTTGAACAGTTTGCTAACCGCAGTGCGGAGGCGCTGGGCCGTGTAGCGATTGGTGCGGCGGGGCTGTGGGGTGTCGCTCAGAGCGTCAAAGGTTTGCTCGATCCTGCTAATGAAGTGAAACGGGCGCTGGATGAATTATCAACCCGTAACGTCAGCACGCAATCGCTGGATAAAATTTATCAATCAGCCCAGGCATTCAGCACGGCATACGGTAAGTCGGCGGCGGAGTTTGTCGCATCAGCCACGGTTATTCGTAGCTCAGTCGCGGGAATAACGGACGACGAGCTACCGCGGTATACCACCGGACTCAATACACTGGCTGTGGCAACAAAATCCAGTGCTGAAGGTGCCGCAAGTTACATGAATGACATGGCGAACAACTTCAGTACCGTGGCAAAGCGAATGGGCAATATTCCGTTTGCTGAAATGATGGCGTCAAAAGGGGCGTACATGGTGCAGAACTTTGGCACCAGTCTGGACGAACTCAAGGAGTTAGTGAAGTCCAGCAAGGGCACGGGCACTCAGATGGGTGTCGGCATGGATGAACAATTTGCCGTCATGGGGATGCTAAAGCAGACAAAAGGCACGGAAGCGGGCGGGATTTATGATGCGTTTCTGAAATCAGCGGTGGAGGGTGGGAAACAGCTCGGCCTGAGTTTCACCGATGCGCAAGGCAAGATGTTGCAATTCCCCGATATCCTGCAAAAGCTCCAGGGCAAGTTTGGCAGCTCGATCGAGGGGAACATCAAAGCACAGGCGGCGTTAAACAAGGCGTTTGGCGACGGTGCGCAGGCATTAACCGCGACGTGGGGCCAGGCGGATAAATTGCGTCAGCACATGCGTGATATGGGCAATACGCAGGGGTTGGATCGCGCCACGGAAATGGCGAAAAAAATGGCCGACATGTGGGAACGGCTCGACAAGGTTTGGGAGCGCATTCGGGTATCGATCGGGATGCGGCTAATCCCTGCCATTTCTCCCCTCGGTAATACTGTGATTGCGATTGGTGAGAAGTTCGCTAAATGGCTGGATATGTTCCCGAATATCGCCCGCTGGCTGGGCTATGTGGCGCTCGGTACATTGGCCTTTGCCGCAGCCGGTGCGACGGCAAATATCGTGTTTGGCTTGTCCCGATTCATCTGGACGGGGCTGTTGCCGCTCTGGTCGCTCGGTTCTAAGTCCCTCGCGCTGGTCACGGGTAAATTAAACATCATGGCGGCAATCGGCACAAAAGCCACGACGGCAATGAACTGGCTGCGGTCATCATTTATCTTCACGAAAGTCGCTGCGTGGGCAGCAGCTATCGGTGTTAACGCGGTTATCTGGCCGATCCTCGCCATTATTGCCGCCATCGCGTTGGTCGTTGTCGCTGTCGTAAAGTTCTGGCATCCCATCAAGGCCTTTTTTAAAGGGTTTGTGAGTGGTTTTGGTGAGGCGTCCGGCGCACTTGCGCCACTGTCTCCGCTGTTTGACCTGCTGGGTGCCGCGATCGGGCTTGTCTGGCAGGGGGTAAAAATCCTGTTCGGCTGGTTCTCTGACTTGCTGACGCCGATTGCGTACTCGTCTGAAGAATTAGCAGGCGTCACATCAGCCGGCGAAACGTTCGGCCGTATCGTTGCTGAGGCGATTGGCTGGATTCTGGCCCCGATCGGTTGGGTGATTGATGCGTGTCGCTGGTTGGATAGTGTTTTTGCTGATTTGTGGTCATCGATCCAGCTCGGATGGGAAATGGCCGTGAATTTTTTTGCGGGGCTATCCCCTGTTGCGGCCTTTAGCGGGTTTGTTGATTCGATAACCAATATTTTTAACGGGCTGTGGGCCTCGCTAATGGACTCGTTTACCCAGACCTACAACTTCATTGCTAAAGGGCTGAATTACCTGCCTGGCATCAATATTGACCTGAAGCCTACCACGGGCAGCGGATTGGCCGCGCCTGCTGGCGTCACTGCGCCAGCGATGCAGAACGGCGGGATTTCCAAAACCTTGCAGACAAATAATCAGAGTACAGCGAATACACGCAAAACAGAGATTGCCAGCGTGAATATCTATCCACCGAACGGCGCAACGTTTACAAGTATCGCAGAATCTCAGGAGCTGGCCGCAGGATGAGTGATGCACTGTATTTTGACCTGCTAATCACTGACGGTAACTTCACGCTGAATACCGGCAATGAGCCGCAGTTGTGTAATAACCGCGTCAGCATTGCGCAAGACGTGGTTCACCGGCTGATTGAATCAGGGCTGGTTAAGCAACTGGTTGCTGAACGCAGTCCGGTATTGCGCAGTGACATCATGTTACGCATGGAACTGCTGACCGAAGAAGATACGCGCCTGGTGCCAGGGACGGTGGTTATCCGTGATAACGGTCGCGGGAATTATTTCATTGACGCTGAAACGTATGATTTCGGCCCGATCTCAGTGAGTGAATCATTATGAATAATCGCCCCAATCCCGACTATGAACGCATTCTGGCTGAACAGGGCATGCCTGTTACAGAGAAACAGATCCGTGCAGAGTTTGACGATGTCGTTGCTGACGCGGGCATGATAACGAACACGTCACGCATGTCCCCGTTCTGGCGATTAATCACTGCGATTGTGACCGCGCCGGTGATGTGGCTAAAGAATGCGCTGGTCAACACCGTGATGAAAAACCTGTATCTGGCGACGGCCAGCGGGGCGTTTGTTGATGTGTTCGCCTGGGCGGTCAATCTGGAGCGCAAAGGGGCGGCGGGGGCGCGTGGTGTGATCACGTTTACCAAGTCCGACCCTAGTGTCACAACGGTTGTTCCTGCGGGAACCCAAATCCAGACAGAACGTATCAACGGCACTGTCTACAGACTGACAACAGACGCTGATTTTACTATCGATGCGGGCGTCAGAAGTGCCCCGATCCCCGTGACGGCCACGCTTGCCGGTAGCGGGAATAACCTCGCGCCAGGCTACTACCGAATTTTACCCGTTGGTGTAGACAACATTGAACATGTTGTTAACGACGATGACTGGCTGACCGCGCCAGGTGCGGATATTGAATCTGATGACGAGCTGCGTGATCGCGTGCGCAATCAGTTTAATTTGCCTGGGCAATATCACATTGATGCCGTCTATCGCGGTGCGATTGCGCAGATTGCAGGGCTGACCACTGACCGCATCTTTTTTCAACATGATGCGCCGCGTGGGCCAGGCACAGCCAATGTCTTTTTGTTGCTGGATTCTGGCGTTGCCAGCCAGCCGTTTATCGATACCGTCAATGATTATGTGATGGCGCAGGGCCATCACGGGCACGGTGATGATGTGCTGTGTATGCCCTTGCCTGAATCGGACGTACAACTGCTTGTCACGGTTTACCTGAAGAACTATGCCAATTTCACGATACAGGAATTACAGGCGCTACGCGTTAACGTGCTGGATCTGATCCGCTGCGCATTCCGCCAGAACACCGATTATGACGTGAAAAAGACATGGCCTTACTCCCGTTTTTCCTTCTCAACTTTGGCGGGGGAGTGTCACCAGTATTTTCCGGTGATCGAGTCAATCACCTTCAGTGAGTCAGACATCATCAGTGAGCTGAGCATTCCGCGCCTGTCGGGTGTCAGCGTGGTATTTAAAAATGTCTGAGTTTAAAACGTGGCTAGATAACCAGACGTTACCGCCGTGGATGGACAACGGGGAGCCGCTCAAGCTGTTTGCAGCCGTAAAACAATTCTGGCTGAAAACCTATGACTGGATGCAATTTCCCTTGCAACAGTTTGATGCTGAAACCTGTGACGTGGCGCTACTGGATGCGATGGCGTACCAGCGCGATATCCAGCGGTTTAACGGGGAGCCGTTAGCCCTCTACCGAAAGCGGGTGAAATTCGCGTTTATCAACGCGGTTGATGCGGGCAGCGTGGCAGGGTTTATCAACATCTTCCAGCGGCTGGATATCGGGGAGGTGACGTTAGCGGAGCGTCAGCCCGCGCATGATTGGGATGTTGTCCTGGTGCAACTGAATGACGAGCAGATCGGCACCTATAACACCTTGATGATGGATCTGATCCGCCAGTATGGCCGGACGTGCCGCCGTTACTATTTTGATGTAACGAACGCGGATATATCACGCATTCGTGCCGCTGAGTTCAGTCATGATGCCGCGTATTACGCCGCCGATGTTGACATTGTTCACGGGCTGGTCGAGGGGAGAACCCCAGCGAACGCCCCCACCTTCACATCATCAACCGAATATTATACAGCCAGTCAGTGAGGTTTTATGGCGCAGAGTATTGTTACCCGTGCATTTGAAGCATGGAACGTAAAAAAAGTGCTGGACGGGCAACCCGCCGTCCCCGACCAGATTGTTTTCGCCCTGATCCCTAATCAGGACGAGAATCAGGCTGTGAACCGTGATGAAGGAATGCCCGCCGCTGCGGCAATCAAACACCGCGCTGCTATCACGCAATCGGGCGTACTGAATACTAACGCCGTGGTCTATTCCGTAGTGTTAGACACCGCGGTCGGGGATTGGGACTACAACTGGATAGGTCTGGTTGATAGCAAAACCAATACCGTGTTGATGATTGTCCACGTTCGCACCCAGCAAAAAATCAAAACGCAGAACGGCAGGCAGGGCAATAGCTTAACGCGCAATCTTGCTATGCAGTTCGATGGGGCGGCGGCGGCGACACAAATCAACGTATCGGCAGCAACGTGGCAGATTGATTTTTCTGCGCGGTTGTTCGGGATGGATGAAGCGCATCGGCTGGCCATGTTGGATTACTACGGTGCGGCGGCGTTTCTCAATGACGGGTTCCGTGTGTCACTGGCTAACGGTGTGGCCACGGTGATGGCGGGGATCGGGTATGTGGGCGGGTTACGGGCGCAGTTGGATGCACCGGCAATGCTCAACGTATCGGCTAATACATCTGTCTGGCTGGACGTCAGCAGGCAGGGAACCGTAACGGGCGCATGGGAAAACCGCATCACGTTCACCGCTGCGACAGCGTTAGCGGACTACATCGATCAGGCGGGTTACGCCCACTATGTTACTAAACTGGCTGCTATCGTCAGTGGTCAGTTAACTGATAATCGTCCACTTTCTCCGATTGCCGATCTTGATAGTCGCTTTATTCTTAAAGACCAAAACGGCGCAGACATCCCAAATAAGCCGCTATTTCGGGAAAACGCGGGCATTACTGCGTTACTAAATGAAAAGGCGAACAGCAGCACCGTGTTGTTGCTAAAAGGGCCGATCGGCGCCAGCGATTTGGATACACTGGCGGGACAGAATTACCAGGGACGCTGGACGCAGGGAGCTACAGCTCAGGAATTTTCTACCGCAGGCGGTGCGGGCAATACCCAGACATTGCCGGTTATCCCTGCTATTCGGCCAGGGGTTATTGTGAACAGTCGGCGCATTACGAAGGTGGCGATTGATAATGATGACATGTTGCTGACGTGGATACCGCTGAACGCCAGCGGCAAGCCCGCACAGAAGCCGCCCGCGCAACGCCAGATAGAACAGTATTACCCTGAGCTGGGGGCCGGATTGCACTTACCGCGCCTGGCGCGTGTGATGAGTGCGAATGACAGCGCCGCGCTAGGCGACCAGTCCGATCCGTTTCGTCCCCGTTACGCGGTTAATCTGCAATTGCTGGATGAGAACGGCAACCCCGCCGCCGACACGCCTGAATACAATGCCGTGCCGCTGCCCGTTCCAATGGCGGGAGCCGAAGGGGGAATGTTTCAGTATCCGCCTGCGGGCGCGGTTGTTGAAATCGGATTCGCGGAGGGGAGGCCAGATAAACCGGTTATCAGACAGACCATGCAGGACGGCATGGCATTGCCGGATATTAAGCCAGGCGAGCAGCTCCAGCAGCAGCGTGCAGGTGTAAGCCAGCGTGTCACAACTGACGGCAGTTGGCAGCGGGAAACCGATCAAACTATTCAGGAGCGTAGCAGCCAGCGCCACGTCACCAGCGATGCAGAAACCCGCACGACCACGACACGGACAATCACGGTCAACGGGACGGACACGATAACGGTACTCGGTACACATAAATTATTGGCTGGCGCGGTTGTGGCGTTGGCTGATGGGGATTACGCGATCGGCACATCGGCAAACATGCTGATCCGCAGCAGTAAAGACAGGAATGACTATGTCGGCCAGAACTACAATTCAGAGGTTGCTGGCGCATTAACAGAGCGTATCGCAGGTATTCGCCGCAGTGTAGCCGCACAACAGGAATTGATCGCGCCGTCGATAAGGTTGGGCAGCGATCAGTTAAATGTGCTCACGCTACTGACGGACACGCTGGACGTGCTGCATACGCTGGCGCAGCAGACGGCCAGTCACACGCATAACAACACTGGCGCACCGCTGAACGCTGGGGCGATTAACAACACCGGCCAACGCGCGACGGCGCTACGTGAGAAATACGGCCCCTTCATCGCCTGATACCCAGCGCATTTACTCCCTATCCTGTAAAACCGCGTCAATCACATTCTAAGCCCCGCAGGCCGTCATTAACGTGACGGCCTGTGTCATTTCATGAACGTTCAACCACCTGCCGCGCCGGAGTTCTCAGCCCGCATACGGAAGCGCCAGCGAGACGTAAACGGCGCTACACCGCACCCGCCTGCACGATTTGGATCATAAAAATTTTGCAAAAGAAATCTGGTGCAAACCATGCCGTCAGCCAGCGCGGTGGCTGGGGTTCTGGCCTCTGGGCGCTTTTGCACTCTGTGTAAGGTTTTGCAGAACTTTGCAAAATCAGGCACATGACGCCCGCGTGATGAATTGAGTAATGCATTGTTTTAAAAGGATCGTTTGTGGTTTTCGTCACTCTGGCTGTGAACAAATTTAGCCGTTGTTATTTTTTTAGAAATGCGGAAAACCCAATGATGGCGCGGCTTGCAGAGCGATAGCGTTGTTAGAGGTGTTTGCAAAACATTGCACGAAAGGATCTGTAAAAGGATCGTTAGGGCAGAGGGGAAAAAGGTTAGCGGCGGATGACGGAAAGTAGATTCAGGGCGTTCCGTGATGGTTCGCCCGACATGTTTAAATGCCGAGTTTGCGGCGTGGGCTGTACAGCGTGTGATCTACAACGATGAATCCTTTTTCAAGCCATTGCGTCACCTGGGCAGGTTGTACGCCGGTTAGTCGGGCAAACGATGCTTGATTCCCGTTGTAGTATTTTTTGATGTAGTCGAGCAGCGGCATGGAAGTATCCTTTTATCTATCCCAATTACCATATAGTAAAACACTATATGATAATTTGATAAGAAAAAGATAAGAGTAAAAATTCCCGAATTGATGCTTAGGGATTCGCGTTTTGTGCTGGTGATGATAACGGGGGAGAAGCGCTATAAACTTTCTCGTCTGTCGCCACTTTGTCGCCACTCATAAGAAAACGGGGCGATGTCTTTCGACTATCGCCCCGTATCTGGCTGTTTTACCAGCTTTATTTGGCTGGGGTACGAGGATTCGAACCTCGGAATGCCGGAATCAGAATCCGGTGCCTTACCGCTTGGCGATACCCCAAAAATATGGTGGCTACGACGGGAATCGAACCTGTGACCCCAGCATTATGAGTGCTGTGCTCTAACCAGCTGAGCTACGTAGCCAAACTTACTACTAATGTTACTTCACTTCAACAAATCTTCTACTATCAAGTAGATGGCTGGGGTACCTGGATTCGAACCAGGGAATGCTGGTATCAAAAACCAGTGCCTTACCGCTTGGCGATACCCCAACAGGACAACGAATTTTTCAGCATATGTTTTGAAATGGCTGGGGTACCTGGATTCGAACCAGGGAATGCCGGTATCAAAAACCGGTGCCTTACCGCTTGGCGATACCCCAATCACTACAAAACACTAACAGGCTTCGAAAAGCGATGTCAGACCGAGAAGATGATATGGTGCGGGAGGCGAGACTTGAACTCGCACACCTTGCGGCGCCAGAACCTAAATCTGGTGCGTCTACCAATTTCGCCACTCCCGCAAAAAAGATGGTGGCTACGACGGGAATCGAACCTGTGACCCCAGCATTATGAGTGCTGTGCTCTAACCAGCTGAGCTACGTAGCCATCTTTTCCGCGTCACCTTCATCGGCGTTGCGGGGCGCATTATGCGTAGTTGGCCTAATTGCGTCAACTAGTTTTTTCCCGAAAAGTGCCCTCAATGTATCGTTTGTTTGGGTTGTGAACAGTATGGTGAGAAAAACGCCAAAAAGCACGCATTCCCAGTCAATTAAGCGTACAAAAACGGGCCACGAAAGACCCGTTGACTGAAGAAATTAAATCGAATTATTTGTAGGCGGACTGGTGTACGCCAACCGCACGGCCTGATGGATCATCCAGTTTCTTGAAAGATTCATCCCACTCAATCGCTTTCGCAGACGAACAGGCGACTGACGGGCCACCTGGTACGCATTCTGCTGCGCTTGGAACCGGGAACAGCTCTTCGAAGATTTCACGGTACAGGTAGCCTTCTTTGGAGCCCGGCGTGTTGTACGGGAAGCGGAAGCGTGCTGTTTCTAACTGTTGATCGGTAACCTGGTTGGCCGCCACTTCTTTCAGCGTGTCGATCCAGCTGTAGCCCACGCCGTCAGAGAACTGCTCTTTCTGACGCCATGCAACGCTGTGCGGCAGGTAGGATTCAAAGCACTCGCGCAGGATGTGTTTTTCCATCTTGCCGTTGCCACACATTTTGTCGCGCGGGTTGATGCGCATCGCGACATCAAGGAAGTTTTTGTCCAGGAACGGTACGCGAGCTTCCACGCCCCAGGCTGACATCGCTTTGTTGGCGCGGGCGCAGTCATACTGATGCAGTGCCAGCAGCTTACGCACGGTTTCTTCATGCAATTCTTTGGCGTTTGGTGCTTTGTGGAAATAGAGATAGCCGCCGAACACTTCGTCAGAACCTTCACCAGACAGCACCATTTTGATGCCCATCGCTTTGATTTTGCGGGACATCAGGTACATCGGCGTTGAAGCGCGAATTGTGGTGACGTCATAGGTTTCGATGTGATAAATCACGTCGCGGATCGCATCCAGCCCTTCCTGCACGGTGAAGTGAATTTCGTGGTGCACGGTACCTAAATGGTTAGCGACTTCCTGCGCGGCTTTCAAATCCGGTGCACCTTCCAAACCGACGGCGAAAGAGTGCAACTGAGGCCACCAGGCTTCACTGCGCGCGTCATCTTCAACGCGACGTGCCGCATATTTTTTGGTGATCGCAGAGATAACGGAGGAATCCAGGCCGCCAGAGAGCAACACGCCGTAGGGCACGTCAGACATCAGGTGGCTTTTCACGGCTTCTTCCAGCGCATCGTGCAGCGCTTCTTTATCCGTTTCGTTGTCTTTTACTGCATCGTAATCAAACCAGTCACGCTGGTAATATTCGCGAATTTCGCCGTCTTTGCTCCACAGGTAGCTGCCAGCAGGGAATTCTTTGATGGTGCGGCAAACCGGCACCAGCGCTTTCATTTCAGAAGCGACGTAGAGGTTGCCGTGCTCATCGTAACCCATATACAACGGGATGATGCCGAGGTGGTCACGGCCAATGAGGTAGGCGTCTTTTTCGCTGTCATACAGGGCAAAGGCGAACATGCCGCGCAGTTCATCCAGGAATGCAGCGCCTTTTTCCTGATACAGCGCCAGAATCACTTCGCAGTCAGAGCCAGTCTGGAACGCGTAACGGTCACCGTATTGCTGACGCAATGCCTGATGGTTATAAATTTCACCGTTAACGGCCAGAATGTGGGTGCGCTCGGCGTTGTAAAGCGGCTGTGCGCCCGTGTTGACGTCAACGATAGACAGACGTTCGTGAGCCAGAATCGCTTTGTCGCTGGCATACACGCCAGACCAGTCTGGCCCGCGGTGACGCATCAAACGGGATAATTCCAGCGCTTTCTTACGCAGTTCAACAGGATCGCTTTTCAGATCAAGCACACCAAAAATAGAACACAT